ACCTCTGCCAGCCGGATAAAGTCAGGAATCTGGCTAGTGAGATCGCTTCTTGCGAGATAGCTTGCGATCGTGCTTTTGAGATCGCTGTACGTTGCTAGGGCCATTTATGTCATCCCAGCCATAAGTTTTAACCCCGATATGCCCAATGTGCATAGACAAATCGTGGTCAACAAACACAGGAACATCATTCTCAAGACACCTAACACAGAACGTCACATCCTCGCCAATGACATTTCCATGATCCGTCCAGATAATGTCATGCCAAGGTTTCGGTATCTTTTTGAATACTTCCGACCTCACAAGTGTAACACCGAACCCCACAGCGGTCACTTGTTCGATCCCAGACTTGCCCCGGCTCTCAATCTTCGTCCAGACCTGTTTAACGGCCCCTGGATCGCTTTTGTCGATCTTTAGGTTCATTGCCGTGGGCATGATCGGTTCGCGCCTTGTAGTGGCGTTTACGCCAATCAGCGGGACATCCCTTGCAAGCAATATCTCAACAGTGTTTGCCGGAAACCGCATATCGCTGTCAATCCATAAGACAGCGTCTGCACCCCACTCCATAGCCTCGTCAGCAAGTTTTTCTCTCTGAGTGAAAATTAGTGTTCCCGGCATCTGCAAAAGCTGGATCTCATTCCTTCCACGCTTTGCCTCATACGCACAGAGTCGAGCCAGATCAAAAGCAAATCCCGCCAGCACATTGTCCCGGCAGGGCACACAGATCGCAATCTTCATCCTACCCCCTTAGACGCTACCAGGGTACGTTCTCCACACCCTGTTGTCAGGATCATTCAGCCACTGTTTGAACGCTCTTTCATCCTGTACCGCAAACCCACGCATGATTTTTTTCTTGTTCAGATCGTCAATCACCGTAAAAGGCAATCGAGCGACATGAGTCATGACGTTATCGATCTTTCGGGTTGCGTTGTCAACTTGAATTTTGTTTGCTTCGATAATGTGAGAAACGTCCTGCTTAGTTTCCAGGACGACAACATCATCCAGCTTATGCGCTATCGTGTAGCGCCCCTCACCAACCGCAAATAGTTCTGACATATTAGGGGAGGGAGGCAGGTTTCCCCACCTCCCTCTTTACTTACAGCGCGGGGTTCAGGTCAGCCACGATTCCATGAGCCGCCTCATTCCGCATTTCCAGCGTGAACTCAGCAATAAGCTGGGTCTTCTCGCTGTCACCGGTACGAGCCAGATCATTCGTCGCAAACGGACGCAGATACGCAACCGCTGCATACTCAGGATCAAGCAGCAGTGCGTCACGGGTACGCATGAACCGATCCGGAGTTACAGACAGAGTGCCGAAGTCGCTCATATACACATCCGCAGCGCCGATAATGGTCGTCGGCTGATCGCCGGGAGCCATGTAACGCTGAGCCGCGATACCAGCAAAGCTGGAAACCTTCTGCTTCAGACCGCTGTTAACAACCAGAAGCTTGGGATTGCCACCAGACACGAAGCACTCAGCAACCACATCCTTCAGCAACTGCTCGGTAAAGGTACGGGTAGCACCATCCGAACGGGTCGAAACACCAATCGTCGTGGGATCAGTGCCAGACGTGCCAGCGGAAGAGTTCGTCTTCAGGTACGACAGGATCGCGCCGAGTTTCCGAGCGGTGGTGGAGTTACCAGCAGTCTGACCTTGATTGGCAGTCAGGATGGTTTCCATGTCGCGCTTGAGTTCTTGCGACGCTTTGCTCAACTGGTACGCCTTCTCAGACTTCCGGCCAGCCTTGTTAACAGCCTCAAGGGTGTTAGAAATCTGGATCGTCTTTTGAACGATCTGGCAGTAGTTACCAAGACGGGTCGTCGGGCTGATCGTGGTAGCCGTAGCATCAGCACCTTCAACCGCAGCGTTAGCACTCGTCGCCGCAGCCAGCGAGTCAGTCTGCCACTCGTGATAAACAGCAGTCGCTTTGGTGCGAGCAAGGGTCGAAAGAATCGGGGTTTCGGTCGGGCTGATGTCATAGATGACATCGATAAGATCTTCGCGCTGACCAATCGCGGTATGTGCGGTAAAAGTTGACATTTGAGTTAATCCTACAAGAATCGTTCAAAAATAGCCGCAGCGTCCTTGGCTTTGCCTGACTGCCGCAGCACCTTTCGCTGTGTTTGATACTGTTTCTGCTCAGGTGGCGCACTACTAGCAGCACCCGGCCTCAACATTTTCGGCGCCTCTGTAACCTTTTTGGTTACTTCAGGCTTCCCTTTGACAAGTTTGTCGTATTGGGCAGCCTTCCAAAGCGTCAACACAGCCCTGCTGTCGTATACCTGCGCTAGATCATCATCCGTGAAACCAACTTGTTTCGCATAGTCCCGGATCTCTGTGCGAACAACATTGCCTTTCTGTGGATCTGCGAATTCTGGAATCGCTTGAGCTAGTTTCTGCTGCTCTTCAGCCACTAATTGCTGCAACCTCTGCTGATGCTCGGTTTGTTGCTGTAACGCAAGACGTTGCTTCTCAGCTTGAATCGCATACAACTGTTGCTGACGCTGCTGCTGCTCAGCGACCTTCACCGCATAACCAATCGGATCAGATTCCTTCAGCGCATTCAAATCTTCCTGCGGTTCCTGTTGTTTCAGCACCTGCTCAATCATCTCTAGGCGCTGGGCATACTGGTCACGCAGGGTTTTGGCTTGGTCAACAGCAGCTTTCTCGGCTTCAATCGCTTTACGCTGCTCTGCCAAAGCCTGAGTTTTCTGAGTGTAATCTTTGCCTTGCTGATAACCTTTGATCAGGTCATCGAGAGTAACCTCAACTTCCTCACCAGCCGCTTTCACACGGTAGCGTGGAGTTTCCTCGACTTCCTGCTCTACAGCTTCAGTCTGCTCAATCTGTTCTTCCTGGGCTTCAGGAGTCGGCTGTTCGCCTTCCTCACCACCCATTAGTCCCATGATTGCCGCAGCGCCAGTATTTACATCCAGCGGAACACTTCCATTCGGATTGGTGTCCATTAAAACCCCTATAAAATCTTCCATCGTTTAGACCTAATCTCAGTCGTTTCGGCTATCGCTTGGAAATGACTATAGATTTGATCTATTGCGCGGATCATTTTATAGGCTGCTTCGCGTTTGTCAATTTCGTCATCGTTGGATGACGTAATTACATCTAAATGTATCTGCCGGACGTAATTTAATTCATTCCGAAATGAATCATCCAGCAATAGATTCCTTGCCCTCTCTGGCGTCATTCTCATCCGGGAATCTCAACATTTCGAGTAATACCAGCGCCAATCTTGGCAGCTTTCAATTGCGCCTCAACCTCAAACTCCTGCTGTTTCAATTGCAACTCAGCAGCAGCCTTTTCCCTGGCAAGTTGAATATCAGCCTGAGCCTTTAGCCTTTGAGTTTCAATCGCAGCCATTGCTTTCTGCTGCTCGATTTGAATCTGCGCTTGAGCCTGGGCCATCATCGCATCCAACGCCGGATTAGGCTGTGGTTGCTCTGGAGGAGGATTAGAAAGCGCCTGATCCTGTTCTGGCGTGATTTCCTTGAAGAACTCAGTAGAGTCCTTGAATCCTGCCGCCTCAATAAACCGTCCCAGGGTCAACCGATACTGACCAAGACTTACTAGCGGATTAGCAGGCCCGAGCGTCTGGAGAATCTGCTCCTGCTTTGCCAGAACCATCTGAAGCATTGCCATCTGCTCTTGCTTCGTACCAGTCCCAAGACCGACAGAGATCGATAGGTCGTACTGATTGGACCATTCTCTCGGATCCATCTCGACGAACTTACCGCGCATCCGAATAATGGTCGGCTTATCCTGATACTTGCAGACCAGTTGCAGAATGCCCTTAAACAGGCTTCTCAGGCCCGTCTCAGCGAAGATCCTAGCGATGAGTTCCAGCTTGCCCTGCTGTGCGCTAGTGACCGCAGCAACAGCCGCAGCTGTGACGTTAGCTAAGACGTTAGGATCTAGCCCCTGTTGCGAATCCGACACCCCAGTTCGCTTCTGCTGAACACCGTCGAAATACTCCAGCATCGGGAATGCTTGACCAGCAACGGGGGTAACTTGTAGCGGCACAACAGCAGCAGGATTCTTAAGTCGAACCACACCACCCGGAGTGACATTTAGCAGGTCATCCAGATTGACCTGACCCTCTACAGCACCGACCCGAGCGTTGTTCGTGAGATACAAGTTATCCAGCATCTGCCGTACAAGCGTGGACTTGATAAGCTGAATGTCCATCGTCCTGTCGGCCAGAGACTGACCAAAGAACTTATGCGGGATCGGGATCGGGCAGATAACATGGAACGGGCAATAGTCCGTCTGCTCGTTGCTCAGTATCTCGTTATTGCTGTAAACGATCCTGCGGAACTCAGCAATCCCGTCTTCATCGAAATCCACATAGATATAGCACTCAAACACCTCAATTTCCTGCATAGCAGGATCAAGGCTGTTCTGCTCAAAAGGCTCTTCACCAGGGCTGTACCGAGCGATCTTCTCCTCAGTAAAGTCCAGACTGTTGTAGACCGGGAGATTGTCTACGATCTGAGGATCGAACCCCATCTGCAACAGTTCAGTCCTAGGCACCAGAGTCCGGTGCGCCATAAACGGAGCGTCTTGGACCGTTTTGGCACGTTTGCTGACAATCAACTCTTCGGGTGGTACGTTCTCGATTACGATCTTGCCGTGCTTGTTTTGTTTCCGCACGACAACATTGAAGAACTGAGTCGCCATTATCTGACCGTCTGGACCCTGCATCTCCTGCTCTACAACTTCTTGAGCGACGATCTGGCGAGATCCATCCGACATCAGCAGGACAAGCTCAGTCTCGGAGAGGTTTTGATAAACCTCCTCGATAACGTCAATCTTCTCGTCCCAATAACATTTCACCGTTCCAGTCTTCTGGAGCAGTGCGTCCTTGAACCAGTGATGGAGAATCTGGAATCCCGGGTTTTGCTTGTAGAAAACCCAGTTTGCGTATTCCGTTGCCTGTTTTGCCCCGTCTTCATCTCCGGGACCAGTAGGCTCAAACCGGACAATATCGTCTGATGCGGTGAATACTCGGATCAACTGAGGCAGCGCACCGTCAATTGCTTCTGCGACCTCACCGGTGACAATCTGGCTGCGCCCCTCTACCTCGTTCCCATACGGGTTCCGCAGGTAGTAATCCATTGACAGAGCGCGTTCTTCTGTCGTCTCCGTATCCAGATAACCGATAGCGTCATCGATCTCCGAGGATACTATTGCCTTCAGTCGGCCTTCGTCCATTTGTCTGACCTCTTTGTATACGGTCGTTTATCAGGCTGCAATTCTCTGACCTGATTTTCCAGTCGCTCTATCCGATCAGTTAACTCCTTGACAACCTGATCGAACATTCTGCGATCCACAATGTAACCTTGAGGAATAATCATACCACCCACCTCGTGTTATTTTTCAATGGCTTGCCCCAGTCATCGTTCGACATTAAGTCAAGACTCTGGGCCAAATATCTCCACGCATCCGCTGCGTGACTATGCTCGTCGTGCAATGGCGCTCCCGGCTCATTCGTAATCTGGTTAACCGCGCGTCTGTATCGCTTTAAGTGGTTAACCAATTCCATACATTTATCAGCGTCGAAATAAGCCCTCGGGAAGACTTGTCGTGCCAGCCTGATTCCCTCCTCTGGATTACCTCTGGCGAGAACCTCGACGTTCCTACCTAGGCTTTGCATCATCTCCTGAGTAGATTTTCCAGACTTAAAATCTTTGTGCGCTCCATCGTGCGGAATGTAATCATTACCCCAATTCCACTTTCTATTACCCAATTCCATTACATAAGAATCTATTGTCCGGTGGCTGTCCTCGATGTAATCAACCACCCTGATCTCTGATGCAACCTTCTGCACACAGATGATTGACATGGAGTCGTTCCAGCCCAAGTCCCAGACGGTATGAACCTTCAACAGCGGATCAACAGGTACAGCCCGGATCCTGCCCTCTCTCTGTACCGCTTCCATCTCGTTCGCATAGATCGCACCCTCAACCGCAGGACGACACCGACCTTCCCATGTTGTCAGATACCCAGTCGGATCTCTGTCTAGCCAGTCTCTGCGCTCTTTGTCTAGCTCTTCCGGGAACCACGGGTTGTCTGACCAGTTGATCTCGCAGACCCAGCTCTCAGCAGGTGGGTGAGTGACAAACCGAGTGAATGTTTCGTCTGTGTCTAGCTCAGGGTTGAAACTGACCCATATCTCTGACCCTGGCTTGCGGATAGTCGGAATGAGAATATCCCAAGACCTTTTACTCACGACCTGGGCCTCTTCCACCCAGCAGATGTCCGTTCCCTCGTAAGACTTCAGATTTGCAACACCTTGTTGACGGATACCTGCAAAGGTGAACTCTGTGCCGTTCCTGCCGAGGATCTTTGTCTCTTGAACCTCGTAGAACTCACCAAGGCTCAGCAACTCGATCTGATCCTTCAGCAGCCTATGTACGGACTCCTGAATGCTTTTCTGCGTCTCTCTGGCACACAGTACCCTGATTGGCTTTGTAGCGCCTAACGCCACAAGCGCTCTGGCAATGGACCAACTTTTACCCGATCCCCTGCCGCCGTGAAGTATCTTGTATCGCTTTGGCTGGAAGATAGGTAAGAGCTTACTCGGAATCTCGACTCTGGTTCGCAATTCCGACGATCTCCAACACTGCTTCAGTTTGAATTGGGCCTCCGTTGTTGCCCGTTACTTGCAGCGGTAACAACTTAGGATAAATCTGCGCCCAGAATACTTTCTCGTTCTGCGGATCTTCCTTAGCCCACTCCACAAGCCTTTCAGCACCACCCAGACCTTCTGCTGCGTAGCTGATGGCTTCCTTTGCCTGCATGGTCATTTTGTTGGGTGTGCCCTTTGGCCTACCCCTGCCCATGTTCGTAAGATTTTTTTGCTGTACTTTGCTGACCATTACCGACTCCAATTGGGTGATCGGTTGATATTACTTACACCTTTTGTTAATCAACTCAATAACTGACTTATCTTTCTCCTGACTCTCAGTCGGAGCAAACAACGCTCTCGTTCGATTGTCAGTTAGTCCTGGTTCACACAAATAGTAAACCGCAATACTATTTCGTGTTACCCCAGGTGGACATTTTATCGGATTAGGTAGCCCATGCCAACTTCCACGGGTATCGAATATCACTGCTCTGTTGAAGACCGGCTCAATGGTTTTAGCAATAGTTCTGCTGTCTTTGTACAGACCCAACCCACCACCCCACCTCGGCTCCCAATCTGGAGTAAGGTAAACGATAAGGTTAAGACGGCGTTGTAAATGTAACTTCGGGTGGATGTTGTAATCGAGGTGAACATTCAACTTCCCTCCTGGGCCATGCTGATGTAGCCCACCACCATGTAAACCGATGTCCGGTGTTAGTTCGCAATCTACTAACCGCTCCAGGAATGCAGTGAACTCTGGGCTAAGTAGATGATTAAATGTCTTGTAGAGGTTAGGACCAAACTTGTGCCAGTCGTTGCACGTTTGCTTGATCTCTAGCGGATTGTTATACCTGATCCAACACGGATCATTTGGATCTGGGAACTCTGCTGCGATTTCGTATGGCAGTGCGAAGAAGTCATCTATTACGCAGTGCCAGAACGGGCTGTAGTCTGCTTTCACTTCTTGTTTCGTTCGCTGATAGCCTTTGCTTTGGACTTTGCGTCTGCTTTGCTAGATGCGCCCCAAGCACGAAGCGACAGCAGCAGACGAGTCGGCTTGCCGTCCTTGTACTCTGGCCCGGGCATATTTCCCATGCGAGCCAGAAAAGATGCTCTGCGCGGATTGTCACCTGACTTAACAGGAGGCTTCAAGTCTGAGCCAGGGTTTTGCCGCTCATAAGACTTGCGGCCAGCCTCATTCAACCCGCCTTTTGGGTTTTTCCCTGCCTTGCGAGTCCAGGCTGCGGTCATTTCTTCGGCAACTTTGGAGCGTTGTTCTTAGCCGGTTTGGGCTTCTTTTTATAATTCGGTTGATTGGTCGTACCCATCTCAATCATCCTCTTCCAAAAGTTTAGCCATCTTCAGCATAACCTTGTGCCCCTCAGTCATGCCCTTTACTGGACCACCGGCCAACCAGCGGTCGCACACATAGTCAGACGAACAGCGGAAGTCCCAGCGAGCGCAATAGCCAATGTCATCGTCGTCCACAATCTCTTGCATATCTTCTGGCATACCAGAAACCATGCAATCGATCATCTCCGGCGTCTGAATGAACCTGGAACAGTTTCCGCAAGAATACTCTTCGTCACCCGCCTCTGCGTACTTAGCTTTGCTCTCAGCCTCAGCCTTGTTCCGGTCGTTGACCTTTGAGTCTTGCGTAGCGATAGGACATTCCATCATTTCTTCCTTGCCGCTCTCATATTGTCAACCAAATTAGGATATGGCCTACCGCTGGCCTTAGCCATTGCTTTTGCAGACTTCTTCTCTGCCGGACTCAACTTGTCCGGTTTGCCCAGAGACTTCGGTCGTGCCTTGTCCCAGATAGGTTTAGATTTCACATTTTCGCCTTTTTTTTGGCTGGCATCCGGCTGTATGCCTTCTTGGGCGTAGCCTCGATCATCTCTTTGGCTACCTTCTGCGGAACACCCGTCTCCTTTGCGACCTTCTTGCTACCTGCTGCCGCATACATGAGACGAGCTTGCTGCTTGCTGGTGATAGGCATATCAGTCCTCAACAATGTGTTCCGAGTGTCCAATTCTACCAATTACACCAATTTTTTCAACAAATTGGCAATTTTCACGGTCCAAATGCTTAAACAATCCGTGCTCTATATCAAAGACTTTACCAGATAACCATCGCTGCCAATGTTCGTTTCCAATTTTCTCAAGCACAGACTTTAGATACTGCGCCTTTCCTGTTGGAAACCCAAACAACCGAGTCATCAACATACCCTCGGTCCCAACCTGATCCATCGAAAACCCAGTTCTTAGCGGATACCTGAACGTAAACTTTTCTGGGTCATGAGACTCCGGGCTGAAGTCATCTGTCAGTTGATATCTTCCTGATAGCTTGTACGTCCGGTCGTACCAATACTGCTGATCCATCATCCGCTGTAAGCACTCGATCTCTATCGCATTCTGGATAAACCCAATCGGCAAGTTTGTCTCGTG